AAAAAAAATAAATGCTCAAAAATATCTCTTATGTTGGCACAAAATAGTGTTGTATTTATGCAACACTGTTGTATTTGTGCAACACAAAGTTGTATTTTTGGTCCAAAATGCGACTAAAATGTGGCCAAAATGTGAACATATATTAAGTTTGCTTATAGGTTGTGGATTGTAAATATGTCATTTTTTTGTCTTTTTTAAGGACAACCCGCCAGGCAGCCGAACTATTTATTTTACCTATTAATCTGCTTTCTTGTAACTCTATTTTACCTATTTCATTTAGACCTCCCTGATCATTTTCCATATAAATAAAACAATCAGATATGGCTGTGCCTTTGTTTCCGTCTGTAAACTTACCTAAGATTTGTTGTAAGTCTCTTAATCTTAAACTCATTAGTCTTTCCCTTTCATTTCATCGTAGTATTGATCTATTCTTTTTAGCCATTGGTGCATATACTTTTTCATCTCAAGTCCGGCTATAATAAACTCTTGATAAAAGTTGTCTTTACTACACATCATGATTACACCTTTTGATATGTTAGTTTTATGTACAAAGTTATGTGCCATTGTATAGGCCGCTAACTGTATACAATAATCTTCAATCCACTCACGTCTTTTTGGTTTGTTAGTCTGTTTGAAGTCTATTACGGCTAGATCACCTTTATGTAAACCAACCAAGTCTGTTTGTCCTGCATACAATCCAGGATAATATAATGTTACTTCTGATCCATAATACTCTGATACATTACAAAGACCTTGTTCGATAACTTGTTTAGCCATGTTGTGTGCTTCCTGGCCCACAGTTGTCATGTCCATGTAACCTTCACCCAATACCCACTTCTCTAAGATCTTGTGCATCGCTGTCCCTCTTGCACCTGATTGCTCCACGATCCGCGCTGCATTTTCAGCTCCCTCTCGTTCACGCCACCTTTGTAGCGATTCGCGCTTCTCGGCTGACTGTGTGGCACTCAATATCGTAGTTACACTAGGCAGTTTATATTTACCACTATCAATATCATAGTGTCGTTTACCATCGATCGTGGTTCTAACTGTTTTAGGATAGATATAAGAATTATTATGTTTCATTATGTTGTCTTCTTAGTTTAGCCATGAATTGTAAATCTTCTAATCTATGTAATTCTTTTATTTCTTTTTCTCGAGTCTCTTTACTTTCTAATAACATATCCCAAGTTTTAGTCTTACCAAAAAATTTTTTGAAGCGCTCCATCCTCTCTTCTCTCCCACAAGCAGCTCTTTTTAAATCAGATACAACCATAGTTTTATAAGCACGATACTTAGAACCCATGATGTTATTTAAATAAAAATCTAAAGCAGCTATACTATAGAGTGTTGTACCGCTTTTATTAATATTAGCTTTCTGTGATATAAACATAATATTTTCTTTAGTATACATAACATCGTTATCAATACGATCCACGGTCATCGATCGCATATTAAATCCTTTACCTTGTTCTGTTTCCATTTGTATGTTAGTCAGAGGACACCTGAGTCCCATAACTGCGTATTGATCCATGAATCTATCTAAAAAATCTTCCCATGTTACTCTACATTCTTTAGCTAATTTATTACCATCTTTCCAACTTCTAGTTTCAGATTTAGCTAATCTATCCCTAACTGCTTTATATAAACCTTTTAAATAAGTATGAGGCTGACCTTTCCGTTCACCATCTTTTATTTTTCTACAAGGTTTACAAGTTGGATAAAGTTCAACTCTACCATTTTTAGTTTGACGATGATACTTATCATCCGGTAGATTTTCATTACATTTGTTACAAACTTTCATTATCCTTTAAAAAATTTTTTTAGGTGATCAATAAATTTCATATCGTCCGGGTGGACTCCGTCTAGCTCGGTACTCTCCACCTCTGAACGCCGAGCTTCGTCGCTAGCTTTCGCATTATCGCTTAGGTCCAGGGAAACGCCTTTGGCAGAATTTGTACCCCTATCTCGGTCAATTTTAAATTTTATTCTTTGCTTTACACCCATCAGATGACTCCTTTATTGCGGAGATCTGTGGGTTCAAGTTGCTCCTCAACCCACAATTCACCTGTTCGATCACAATCATCACACTGTGCATGTACTTCTTCACGTGTTAGATGATAAGGCACGCGGTAGAAACCATTACCCTTACACTTTGGGCAAAATATTCTAGTCCGCTTTTCCGTTTTTGTATCCATGTTTCTTTGCCTTTTCATTTATTATGCTTTCGATTACTTTACTTATACTTAACTCTGTATCATTTACAATTTTATCTTTTAAATAGTTTGCTTTGCGCCATGCTGCGATGGGCACTGATACTGATTTATGTTTAGCTGGATCAGCCATTATTTTCTCTCCTTTCCTTTTAATGTTGTAGATATAAAATTATTATGTTTGTTTGTATATTCAACAGCATATTCTTTTTTATGATCTAGTTGTCCTATTAGTTTTTTGAGTGACATAGCGTACATATCTTTTGTTTCTTCTTTGCCAATCTCTCTCACTTTATATGTATAACGCATTATTATCCTTTCTTATATTAGTTTTTGTTATCATTTATATGGGAAGATATATTATGGTATCAAGTATTGCAAGAAAAAAATTTTTAGTGTATTCTGGTGATCTCTTCTCACACCTTTTGTTTGCCGTGAGCTTTCTTGCTCACGGCAACATTAAATGTCCATTTTGGGTTCACATGCAAAGGCAATAACAATCTGATCATTGTTGACACGATTCTGCCCCATTTGAACTAACATCTCTTGTGCAATCTCGTAACCTGCAGTTGCACACTCGTAATGTGTTGTATACACTTCTTTGTGTGAAGTAGGTGGTAGGCAATGTTGATACATCTGTGCGCAGATTGTAAATATTAATGTAAATTTCATTATCGTCCTTGTCCCCGGTAGGGCTTAAAATTTTTTCGTTTATGTTTGTTCATTTTTTGCAAGCTGGGTCTACGTCCAATACTTGTTTTATGAAAGATGGGTTCGTGTGCTACTTTATTTAAAAATCCTTTAATCTTGGCCATGGTCGTCGAGCATTGTCATCTTGGTGTTTTTATCTATTCTCATATATTGAATCACACCATTTACTTTTTGTTCGACGTCATAACCACAATTAGTGCATCTATAAAATGCTCTTTGTAAACCAACCAGAATAGTGTACATCCCACACTCAGGACAATGTCCTGATACAATCTCAGTCTCTAAAACTTTTTGCTTCCAGTTTTTTTCTGTCATATCTTTTTTTATTCTTAAAAATTTTTGAAGTAAAGTGTTTTAATTGTCTTGCTATGGGATTTCTTTTTTTATTGGGCTTCTTCATGACTGGCCCATAAGCCAAAGCATAATAAAAATATAACAGATGGGTTCCATTACTCTAAAATAAGTGATCTAATTGTCTTTGTGCCATCAATGTTTTCTTCTAATTTTGCTTTAGATCTGACACATTTGTACTGAACATTAGGTGTAAACTGACGCTCCGCGATCCTCTTATGGCGGAGGCATTGAGCCATGCCCTCTGGCTGGATACGATGCTCTTTAATATCAGGTCCTATAAACATGAGAAGGGCTACAACTTCAGCGATCATAATATTTTACCTTTGTTTGGTCCTTCTTTCACCACATATTTTTGTGTGCCGTTAGCACCAATCTCTACTTCTTTTTTAAGATGCTTAACATAACTCATTTGTTTAGCTTTCTTTTCCATATCAGAAATATATTTAATTACCTGTTTTTGAACTCGATCCATTGTAATACATCTCCCTATTCTTATCTTTTAACGCTTCAATATCCTCTAAAACTTTATCCATTTGTCCTCGTAAAAATTCAATGTTAATTCTATTGTTCATCATTGATTCAAGTTGTTTATTAATCTTGTCTGTAGTTTTGTAAAGATCCTCCAACATCATGAATTGTTCGCTATCTGCGGGCAAAGATCCCATTTCTCCACGAGGCCACTTTATTCTAAACTCTGTGTTCTCCTCAAGATCTTTTTCCATAATCTTAATTTTGGTGTCTGCTATGTTTAGACGCTCTACAATTTGAAAATATCCCATTGTGCCTAAAGCCACAATGACGATCAAACTGATGACCGTCTTCATCGGCATCTGTACAGCTTGTTCTTCTCCGATTTTAAGCGCCATAATTAGAAGGTCCTCCAAAGATTCCCAACAAAATAATTAATATGATAAGTATTATAGTCATATAATAGTTCATCACTATCTCCTGTTAACATTTACACTCCTCACAAGTACATAAACCATATTCATCAGCATGTAATCCATCATCACAATGACATTCGTGGTGACAATTTTTACAGCTCTTCATCTCTGTATCCGTATCCATCTTTTCTATTTTTCCATCTTTTTTGCCAGGCATAACTATTCATCCAACTTCCAAACGACTCCATCCACGATAAAGGTAAATCTATCGCTCTTCTTATGAATCTTCTTATATCACTTATCGCGTCAGGTATTGTTTTCATAAGTACCGGGTGATGTCAGTCTCCCGTCATCACCCTATCTTACACGCGTGTTAAGAATTTTTCAATTAGTTTTGCCAAAATTTTGAAACAATGCTGTCCCAAATAGCTTTTATTTTAGCCCAAATTTTTTTAACCATAGTTTTTTCCTTTGGTTTTTCTTTTAATTGTTTAAAGCTCATTTTTTTTCCTCTATTTCGTAGAAGAACTTATCAGTGTCTTCTGTTTTCCATTTACCCGTATCTTCAACGTTCCATTCGTTAGTCTGCACTTTCCAATCAGGTATGTTATCTTTTACAGTAAAAGAAGGTAAATCCCATATACATCTGTTGTTTGGTTGTGCTGCAAAATTGCCATCATCAAGAGCAATTATGTGTGCGCACTTATGTTCGTGCGGTATTTCCGAATGGTCCGGATCCATTATATTAGTTTCTGGATGAGCAAAGTCAACCGTAAATAAATATCTGCCGTGATGCCATTTTTTATCTTTACCAATATATTTGCCTGAAGCTGCGCTTAGAATAGACCAGCAAGTAACAGCAGGGTAATAAGAAAAAGAATTCCAAAGCTCAAGTTCATCAAGGCGTCGCTTGGGAACGTTTTCTGGTTTATATCCTTGCTGAATAAACGCGCTAATAGGAAGGCGATAAAATATTGCACCGTTACCCATAATAGCGTGAAATAATATAGCCCTTCCACCCATACACGATAAGCCGAAGATAATACAATCTTCAACTTCGCCATGATGTTTTTTAAGATCATAAAGATATTCTTTTCTGATCTGGGCGTATGTTGCCGGTATGTTTGCATTCAAATATGCCATTATTTAATTTCACCCCAGTTAGCCCCCTTTTCATAATCAACTTTATTAGGGACTTGTAATTCAACTGCGGCCTCCATAATTTTTATTATCTCTTCAGCCTTAACATCAGACTCAACAGAAATATCAACTTCATCATGAATCTGTATGTGTGGTATTATACCATTCTCATAGAGACATACCATAGATTTTTTTGTCATATCTGCGGCACTTCCTTGTATTAATTTATTCAAAGCTTTGTAAGTAAACGCACGTTTTAGAGGTTCATCATATTCTTTTCTAGCTTGTTCTAAAGGCAAAGGTTTAAAAACTCCAAATTGGACTGGCTGCCACAAATCAAAATGACATGCACGACCTAACAAAGTTCTGATCTTACCTCTATCGTTTGCTTTACGTGAGACATTGTCCATAAGTTTTTTAACAAAAGGTGCTCTGTTGTGATATTGTCTAATTAGTTTTTCTGCAGAGTCTTTCATCAATCCCAACTCCGCCATCAATTTATTTTTACCCATTCCATACATAAGACCTAAATTAATCGTCTTGGCTTGCTTTCTTTTTATGCCCGCCATATCGGCCACGACCTGGTGGAAATCAGCGTCTCCGGCCTTGTATGCGCCTACAATTTCATCAACTCCTTCTAAATTTTGCAGTTTTGCGTAATGTACTAAAATTCTAGGCTCTTGTTGTGAGTAGTCAAAACTACCCCAAACATGTTTTTCTTCTGGTATAAAAATAGATCTAATCATAGGACCAAGTTCAGGATGTCTGGCAGGTATTTGTTGTAGGTTTGGATTCGACATACTAAATCTTCCTGTAACCGTGCCGCCTTGGTCTGATCTAATTTGATTTATATCTGCGTGTATTCTACCTTTGTGTTCATGTTTCGTTATTGAATCTATGAATGTAGTATGAGCTTTATTTAATTCTCTTGCCTCTGCGATGGATCTTGCTAATTCATGTGGATGATTCTGTAAAAAGTTTTTTGTGAAACTTGGTTCTTTACTTTTTTCTGTTCTATCATATGGAAGTTTGAGTTTATCAAAGGCTTTTGCTATCGATCTGGCTGCCATAATTTCCACGTCAACACCAGTCATTTTTTTTATATTTTGTATAATTTTTTCTTCCCTTTTAATTAAATTTTGTTTAATATTTTGTGCTTTTTCTAAATCAACTCTCACTCCTTTGAACCTCATATCAACAAGACAAGGAAATAATCTTGTTTCTAAATTAAAAATATCCATTAACTCTTGATTATATAATTCTACTTTCAGTCTCTGCCAAAGTTTTAGTGTTGCCTCTGCATCCCTCTCTGCATATTGGCCTACAAACATTGGAGGCAATCTCCACATATCTGCCTTTGGATCTAATCCATATTCTTTTGCAGCTTCTATTAAAATTTTTTCATCTTTACCAATACCAACATAATGTTTTGATAAAGTGTTTAACTGATAAGATAGTCTGTTCTCATCAATTAAAGACGCTGCTATCATAGTGTCCATTATGGGTCCTTTTATGGTAAGCCCTGCTGACCTTAACCAGCAAATATCATACATAGCATTGTGAAAAATAAAGGTCGTATCTTGTTGATTAAACAGATCTTTTAGCCACCCAAACACCAGATTTTTATCCATATTACCACCTTGCTCATGATGTACAGGATAATAGCCTGACCAGCCCTCTACGGCCACCGCAACGCCAGCAATGTGCCCTTTTCCTGTCACATTACCAGATCCCAGATCTTTCAGGTGAGGGTCATTAGTTTCTAAGTCTATTGCTATTTCTTTGGCACCACGCAGATCTTTTAGTTCATCTGGCATGACCCATTCTGTTTCAGGGGTAAATAGAGGTATTTGTGTGCTTCTCACTTGTAGTCTCTCTCCTTCACCATCTCAAGATAGTGTATTGCTTTATCTATATCTTGTATGCCTCCCTTTTGAGAGTGCCTACATATATACTTTATAGCGTTGCCCTCCGCAAAAAGCAACTTGTTTTTGTTTATAAATTCTGCTGGCTGAATCTCAAAATATAAGTAATGGGATCCTCCAACTTGTTTTAACATTGGGTTTTCTTTCTCTGGTGTATCGTCTGACATTCTATTTTTTTTCATAATGATTTATTACCTTTCTTAATTTTTCTTTTTTTGTTATTGAATATGGCTCCAGACATTTTGCAACTTCATAAGCATCTCTATGTGTGCATTGCCACCTATGCTGCCCATAATTTTGGTGGGGATAGGGAGGTCTATAATCTCTACTTCCACATCCTAAAGTTTCTGCCACAAAATCTATTGTATCTTTATCTATCATATTTATTTCAATTCTAATTTGCCAATAAAGATAAGATCTAGGTTTTCCTTTTCTGTGTTCTCTTCTTTGTTTGTAAGTGACACACCCTTCACCATCAAACAATCCTGCTAAATAAATTATTTTGTCTCTCATAAAATGTAAGCTCGATCAAAGTTCTTTGGATCTAACACATGTAATTCACGCTTCGCTCTCGTCGCTCCAGTGTAGAATAATCTATGTAATTCATCTGGATCATGACTCATCGTTTCCAACGCTGCATTTGTAAGATCCTGCATAAGCAGAACGTTATCGGCTTCACCTCCTTTTGCTCCATGTATTGTTGACATAATTATGCGTGGGTTTTTATTTATTTGTTCTCCATTCGCCCGCATATTACGAATGTAGTTTTCTGTGATAGTATCTAAACCATCAAAAGATTCATACCAAACTTTATCTGTAGTCAAACCATATTTTTCCATACACTCTTTTAAAGTATATTTATCTTCGGAATGTAAAAGTTTACCTGTTTTAAAACCAGGCAATACATTTGCACCAAGATATTCATATATATTTTTTATTTCTATGTGGCCCAGTAAATCTCCCTTACGCCAATGCTCCCAATTATTTAAGGCTAAAAGAAGTTTAAGTGGTACAGAGTTTACGCTTCTATGTTGATAGTACCAACCTTGTAGTTCACACAAATCTTTTACATCATCAAGAAAATGATTAGCTGAAGATAAAACCAACCAGTTTCCTTTTGACATATCTACTTGCGTAACATCAGAGTATCTTTTTAATATTCCATGCTGTGCCCTTGGTTTATAATCTTTATCAAATCTATTTTGCACTTTGTTAATTATCTTTTGTGATAATTCATGTATTGGTCCACCAGGTATTCTATATGATTGATCTAATACTTTAATATCGTTTACTTCTTCTTTTAAAGCTATGAAATGGTCTACGTCAGCTCCAGCCCATTTAAATATTGCCTGGTCATCATCACCAGCTATGTAAGTTTTTTTTGCATTAACCCACATAGATCTAACCATCTCCCATTGTATCAAAGATAAATCTTGCGCCTCATCAATAAACAAAGCCTCAAAGCTCGGTTTGTTTTCTTGTGCAATAAAATCTTCTAATAAATCTGTGAAGTCTTTTAGACCTTTTTCTTTTTTGTATCTTTTTAATTCTTCTGATAGCAGATACAGAGTATCTCTTTCTATATCTAATATGTTTTGTCTAGAGTCATAGTATTCTAATAGATCCATACGTTTGACTCTAGCTGTATTCATAATAGTTAAGTATTCATTGTCTGAATTAAATGTGCCGTCCTCCTCTGAGTTTTTACCAGTCTTAATTGGCACACCAACCATCTTACCAAACTCTCTATAATCTTCTGCTGTCATTATTTTTTCTTTTGTCATTCCTAATCTTTTGAATGCATAAGAATGTAAAGTTCTAAAATTTTCTAAATCCTCATCTGCATCCAGACCAAACTTTTCAGCTGCTCTGTTTGCTGCTTCTCTTGCTGCTTTTCTAGTAAAAGAAAAGTATCCTATCTGTCTTGGCCTAATCCCCTGTTGTATGAATTGATCTACTAAATTCAATAACGTTGTTGTCTTCCCCGTACCTGGAGGGCCTAGTATTATAGTCTTCATATTTTGCTAACCTCTTCCTTAATATTTCTATTTTCATTTGTAAGATTTCGTTTTTACCTTTCTCTAATCTGTATCTTAAATTCCAATTTATGCCGATCGGTTTTACTTTCATTAAAATGCCTCCTTGTGATACTGCACCTTAGATATAGATGCTTCGTTTGATTTCATTGTTTTTATCTTTATCAGTCTTGGTTGTTGCTTTTTTATTCTTATTCTTTCTTCTGAAACAAAGATATCGGTAAGTCTTTTTATTAAGTTACCTGTCTTTATTTTATCTACGTCCCAGTTATTCTTTTTACAGAATGCGTAAAAATCATCCATCCTAAAATATGTATATTCTCTATTTTCATCTGTGAAGGGTAATTTATTTAAGACATCATCCATTGTTCTTGCTGATTGTCTGTTCGTAGTCCAGTCTTGTAATAACCCAGTAAGTTGATTCATTGGGTCTAAAGACTCCAATGGTTCTACCTCTTGTAAGTTTTGCATCATTGGTTTTAAAAAATATTGTTTCCAATCTTTTGGTTTAGGCACAGGTACAACTAAATTAGCTTGATCTAAACAGGCTAATGCAAACAGAGGTGGACTATAAAGTTGTTCTGATTTTAATTCGATCCGCGTCCCGCTCACATCTAAAAACCATTGTGGTGGATTTGATTTGTATTTAGTTAGATTGCCCAACACAGGCATCTCTTCTTCACCATATCCTACTCCAAATCTTTTTGTTCTACATAATCCTGATTGACATACCGCATTGATTGGTGCATCTTTACAGCGGTATTTGTCATAACCTTTTCTATTTACAGATTTAATTAATTGTTGAACCTCGCTGTTACTTAATTTGGGTTCCATATAACTTTGATTAGACTCTACAATTTTATCCTCCCATGTATCTGGGTGAGCTTGTTTGTAGTACACAGCAATATTAAACAGAGCATTATTTCTAGACCCCTCACCAAAACCAATTGTTGCCAGTTTGTTTAAGCAAGGAGGTCCACTAGGAAAAGCTTCTTCTAATTTTTTTTCTTCAAACTTAATCTCTTTGACTTGTGCTTCCGTGCACGCGTGAACATCATAGAGCTGATAAAATTCCTCCAGTGTACAAGAGGAGCCAGTATCGTTGATAGCATAACGTAATCCTTTCGTTTCATTATAGTAGGGTAAGTTTAAGAAATTACCTGTGTCCCCACGTTCTACAAGTATTTCTGTTTGTTTAGGAAACACTTCACAACCTTCATGTCCTAAGACTTTTGCAATTCTTTTTAATGTTTGCTGCATGAGTGCAGCAGATATAAATTCTTTTGTAAATAAAAAAACGTGAGCTCCGCCTGATTTGGATCTACAAACTATTAAGGGGAGACTAAGATTGCGTATGCTTTGAATGAGGCTGCCGTGGTCGAGATTATACACGTCAATATCAATGCAGCCCCACCTACACGTATTATCCTCGCGAATGGGGATGATGCCCAAAGCCGGACCTTTTCCCTGTAGATGGTTCTCCCACAAATCATCGCTAACATTCTTTCGAACAATGAATGCCTTGCCTTGTTGTTTACCGTTACCGTTTCTTTCGCCTTTCTGGTATTGTCCATATGCTATTTTTAATCCTTCAAATATATTTTTAAATTTTGTGCTCTTCATTTATCATTTCTAATTAATTTGTAAAGGGGGGTATCTCTACCCCCCTTCGAGAAACTAAAACGGAGTTTTAGTATCTGACGTCTCTTCCACATCAGCTTTTGCTTGCACGTTAATTTTAGTAGCAGAGTCAGAAAATTCTTTAGCACTTAAGTACAAAGTCTTATCCTTCTGATCTAATATTCTGTCTTGTGTAACAGACCATCCATACCAAGAACCTTTATCGTTCTTTTGTAGTACAGAGGTTAAATGATACACAACCCCATGCATAGGAGGTCTACCAATGCCACCTTTTCCATCAGGTATTCCAACAGTTTTCATCATTGAATTCCATTTTTTACTGACTTGTAGCTGTGTTGATTTCATAGTAATCAACGCTGGCATCATCCCAGTGTCCTTTGTTTCTACAAGAACATAGTAAGAAGCTGTTTCTTCAATATAATTACCGTTTGGTAATCTAATTTTAGAACCAGTTGCTTCTCTTTTACCTGTTCTTATTACCGGACTATTTGGTAAATGCACAGCAGCGGGAGCTCCTGAACCTTCACCTCTATCAGACCATTCCGGATAGTCTTTCTTAAAATAACAAGGAATAACCTTGATACCTTTTTTACCATCGAACAAGTCGTTGGTAACAGTATTGTAGATCATGCCTGGTTTGGCACCTTCTAAATACTTACTATCACCCTCAGTTACTTGAGGAGATAGTTGCCCTAAGATTCTGATAAACGGTAACGCAAGATCATCTTGCGTCATGTTCTCAAAACCTTTGTCCAGATCATTACCAAATAAAGCTAATGATCCGCCTTTGTCTTTTTTCATTATTTCATTACTCATTATTCATCTCCATTATTTTTTCCGGCTTATCTTAGTTTTGTTTCTAATCCATAAATTAAAAACATCAGAAGGCATGTCAAGGCCGGCCTTGACACGCTCCTCATACATAGCTGTCAAAGTATTCCAAGCCACATCAGATTTCTGCTGCGGTCTAAAACCATTTGACGCTGCAAGGTCCATCAATTGATTCGCCTTGTTCTCCTCGCCAGCACCGAAACTTACAGAAACATTGTTTTTAATAATGTCTGCCAGTCCTTGCTCTCGAAGCCATTTATAAGCTTCTTCCCTTTTAAAATCATCTTTAGGAAGAGTTGCTCTATATTCTGTTTTAGTAGAAACTTTACTACCATCTGCTAGTTTAATTTCTTGTAACCCCTGCTCTGCAAGAAGTTCAGGTATAACTCTAGTGCTAATATCATCGCGTTCTTCTTTTTTAGCTTTTAGTTTTTCTTCTAGCTCTGCTACCTCATCTTCTTTCTTTTTTAATAACACACATTGCTCTGCAATATCCGTTACTTCTATTTCATCTAACATATCCTTAGTGTCTTTTAACATTTCTTCTCTTACATTAAATGTACCATCACTAGTGAATGTTTTTACTTTTGTACTCATTGTTATCCTTTCTGGTAGAGATCGAAATTTATTGGATAATATTTAGCCTCTCTTCGATCCCATTTTAAGAGGTTAAACTTTCCGTTTGTTTTATCACAAACGATTGCACAAGAGATACCAATAATAGCTGGATCACCTGTGAGCAATACATAATCTTGTTCTCTAAAATCTCGTAAATTTTTTTGCATCTTAAAAACAAATGGACTTGATGAAAATATTATTTGTGAATCTGGGCCATAGTTGGGCAAACAGATTACAAGATATCCAAAATCAGATGCACCTAATATATTTATATTTGCAGGTGGATGTTGTAATACATAAACAAATTTTTCATCAGGATTATTTTTATGAAATTCTAAAAACTCTGCTAAAGAATTTGGTTTGTATAATTCAAAAATTTTATTCTTCATTCTATTATTCTCTTGACACTGATATATACTTTCCTATATAGAAGTCAAGTAGAAAGTATATGAATTACAAGTTTAGAACAAAACCATATAAGCATCAGCTTATCGCTTTAGAAAAGTCATGGGATAAAAAAGAATATGGCTATTTTATGGAGATGGGTACAGGTAAGTCAAAAGTTCTTGTCGATAATATGGCAATGCTTTATGACAAAGGTAAAATAAATGGTGCATTAATTATTGCACCAAAAGGTGTTTACACTAATTGGTTGTCTCAAGAGATACCCACACATTTGGTTAAACACATAAAACCCAAAATGGTCTTATGGACTGCAGCTACATCTAAAGCGAAAGAAAGAGAGTATGATTCGTTATTTGAAACAGGGTTTGATTTGCATATTCTTATAATGAATGTTGAAGCGTTCAGTACAAAGAAAGGTGTGGAGTTTGCATATAAATTTTTAAGAAGTCATAAAACAATTATGGTGGTTGATGAGTCTACTACTATAAAAACACCCTCTGCTAAAAGAACTAAAAATATTTTATTGCTTGGAAAGCATGCTAAATATAGAAGAATACTTACAGGATCTCCTGTAACTAAATCACCACTAGATTTATATAGTCAATGTGCTTTTTTAAACGAAGATTTATTAGAACACTCTTCTTATTATTCTTTCAGAAATAGATACGCCATAATGGTAGATAGAAATTTTGGTGGTAGAAGAGTGCAAATAGTAGGATCTTATCAACGATTGGATGAATTAGAGGCTAAATTAAAAGCTTTTTCCTACAGAGTGCAGAAGGCAGATTGTTTAGATTTACCTAAAAAAATATTTATGAATAGAACTGTTGAACTTACACCAGAGCAAAAGTCTGCATATTTAACAATGAAATCCGCGGCCCTCGCTCAACTCAAAGGTAAAATGGCTACAGCTCCTCACGTATTAACTCAACTTATGAGACTACATCAAATAACTTGTGGGCATTTAAAATCAGATGACGGTGAGATAACTAATTTTAAACACAATCGTATTGAAGAACTTATCGATGTTATTGATGAGATGGAAGGCAAAGTTATTATCTGGGCTAACTATGTGCATGATATAGAGCAGATAACAAAAGCATTAGAAAAAGAATATGGAGAAGGAAGTGTGGTGCAATACTATGGTAAAGTTTCCTCTGATGATAGGCAAGAAGCTATTAAAAAATTTCAAGATCCTAAATCATTAGCTAAATATTTTGTAGGTAACACACAAACTGGTGGATATGGATTAACTCTTACCGCTGCTAGTAATGTAATTTATTATTCTAATAGTTATGATTTAGAAAAAAGATTACAATCAGAAGATAGAGCACATAGAATAGGTCAACATAAGCCAGTAACATATGTGGATTTAATAGCAGAAAAAACTGTTGATGAAAAGATTATAAAAGCATTAAGAAAAAAAATTAATATTGCATCTGAAGTAATGGGTGATACAGTCCAGGACTGGATATGAAATACCCATTTTACATTAGAATGACGATATTATTATGTGTAGGTGGTTTTGTGCCTATTATGCTTCATCATATTATAATAAAGTTATGGGACGTAAGTGTTTTAAGAGCAGCTGAAATTACTTTTATCGTGTGCATACCTGTTGCTTTTTGGATGGCTGAAAAAATAAACGAACGATGGCATGACGATAGGGAATAAAAATGGAAAAAATAGTTATAATTACATTGTTATTTTTAACTTGGAATGGAGAAATTAAACAACAATCGTTTGAAATACCATCTAAAGAAAGCTGCGAGTCTTGGTTTCATCACAACGTAAAAGTTCACGAACGCAAACAACGTAAGATGTTTTCTAATCATGTTTACCATGAGTACAAAGGTAAACAAGTCATAGGTTATGTGTGTGCTGACGACCCACCACAATAATTAGAAAAAACGTTTTTTTAATTTTTTTTCACCTACTGCCACAACAATTATTTTTTGCCTTAATTCATTTTGCTTGCTTATTTAACATTTTGAAAAAGTGCGTGTGGTATAATAGGGTATGAAAAAGAAAGAAGAAGAAAAATTAACATACGAAGAAAAACTTAAATTACATAGACAGTGGCTTAAGTTTTATCGAGAACATAAATGGGTGAAACAAGAGAATGGTAGATGGAAGTTAGTAGAGTTTGAGTTAACTAAACTTGAAAATTAAAGATCTACAAGTCCTGTCTCTCTGTTAAGATACTTATATTCTATTTTGTGTATATCAAAATCATTCATAAGTTTCTTGCAAATATCTGTGTGGTCAAATTCCCCACAAGAGTAAACATCCATTTGCATCAATGCAGGTTTTGGTTCATCCCATATGTGCATTGCTATGTGTGAAGTCTCTATAATTGCAACAGCTGTAATGCCTCTGTTACCAGCCATATTACAGTATTTTACATAAGGACCCATAAACACTTTCATGTTTATAGACTCTATAAACTCTCTCATCCAATGTTGTAGTTGTTCTTCGTCTGTTGGTGGTCGACTAGCCTCGGCGCGAATAATAAGATGCTTGTGCACCAGAAGACTATTTTTCATCGCTAAATCTCTTCGTATTGGGTCTTACCAGCATCGTTACGAAAAGCTCGTAGCTTTTGTTTACGATTGCCATCTTTGTTGTATGATACGTGCAACCATCCGGACTCCGGCGTGCCAGTGTAAAATTCTAAAATTGCTTGATCAAAATCTAATTCATTAGTGACCCATTCAAATAATTGTTTGTTGTCTACGGTATGACACTCGAAGTCGGCCGCCTGGCCACGCGCGTGCTGCGATCGTTCTGAACTGCCTATAGCCACACATAATTCAGGTGACCTGTAGCCTGAGGATACGCTTACAACTCCCCATTCATCTCTAACGGGTTGCAAAATATTTTCACAAAGTAATTTTAAATTTTCTAAATGTTCTTCTGTAGGTGTATTGTCAATACCCTTACGCTCCGCTGTCTGCGATTTGGTAAGCTCTCTTACAGAAAAGTTAGGACTTAATTTCATCCAAACATCCTTTCTAAAACAAAGAGTACTGCAGTTCCCGCAACAGTCAAAAGAACCCAATAGATTTTATCTATCTTGCCGCCCAATTTATCTACATCTTTGTGTACGTGATTTAAATTCTTTTTCACTCCTGATATGTGTCCATACAGGGATAATATGTGTTCTCTTGTTGTTTTAGGTTTTATGTCCATAATTAATCTCTAAATAATAATTCGTATTTTTGAGCTTGTGTCAAGTTATTAAAGTTCTGTGGCACTAGCTTGTTATTCATCGCTACGACTGTAGGATTTGCGCCTGTTACTAACGGCGGTAGTTCACTTACAGGACCTAAAGTAGGTTCTGGTAAATTATCAAAAGGATTTGCTATATCTGGTATAGATTCTTCTGTCAATGGTACATCGAATAATTGTTCTCTAATTTTAAACAAAGTTTCAGCTGCTGTTTCAAAAGGATTAGGCACGCCTAATCTACGTGCGTTATCAGCAAAAGCTTTTATAACTTTATCAGATATATTTAGCGGTCTAAATTGACCCTCTGTAACAGCACCAAATTGTGTTTTACCTAATCTTTCTGTAGCTTTTGCAAATAAATCTTCTTCTGACATGCCAAGAGTTTTAGCAGCTTCTATGTCTCTATAGAAATCTCTTGTGTTTTGAAACAAAGCTCTGTTTGCATTTATGTATGCATCTACTATTGCTTTTGGTTCTACAGGTCCACCTTTTAAAACTTCTGTTGTAAATAATCTTCTGGAGCCAGATACACCTTTTTGATAATCGGCTATTTTAAATTTAAATGTTCTCTCTGGATTTACAGGTATAGCTCTTGCACCAATAAATCCTAGCGCTTCATCACCTAATTCATATGTCTCACCATATTCGTTAAATTTACCTTTTTCAACCACACCCACAGGCTCACCTTTATTTTTAAATGCAAGACCTAATCTTTCTAATTGTTTTACATTGAGAGGCATTTGAGCTTCTATCAAATGTTTTATAGATTTAAATACTTTATCTCCTGGTGTATCGTCTTCATTCCAAACTCTAGAACCTCCTCTTGTTCTACCACCTCTAATAAATAAATCTGTAATTGCTTCTGTCCAAATAGACTCTGATACAAATGGTTGTCCTAACTCTTTTGTAGCTTCAATTACACCTAAAATAAAGTCATCCATCATACCATCTTTATCTTGCTCACCTGATTGAACTCTATTAATTAAAGTTTGTAATGGTCTTGCAATCGTGTCGTATGCATTTGCGTGTGAGAAGTCTATGTATTTTAATTTACCATCTTTGTCTCTTAATGGTACAAGTGTAGAGTTTTTAGACCAGTCAGCAACATATCTTCTCATTGCTTCTATTTCATCATCAGCCACATTATATAATGCTTGTGCTGCAGCTACAGTTGCATAAGGCACAGCTGCTGTTGTTAAACCCATACCAAATAATCTTTGATAGCCAATTTTAGCTAAAGGTCTTACTGTTTCACCTTTATCATTTTTCATCGTTGTAGTTATTTCATCAAGACCACGTCTAACAATATTTACACTTGTTCTTAATATTTCTGCTGGAAATGACACGAAGTTACCTACAGGAAATCTTCTTAATCCTTTTATAAAATCACCCACATAATCATAGTTTGGTACATTGTTTCTGACGATACTAGCTGCTTCTTCCTCTAATTGATCCATACTTCTAGTTATACCTTTTGCAGCATAGGCTTTACCTAATCTAGCTTTTTCACCAGCCCAAGATATAATTTTCCAAAAATCATCTTCAGCCGTATATAAATCTTGTGATACAGATTTTATTTTGGATAACGGTTTAAGTAATCCTCGTAGTGCTTTATCTGATGAAACAGTAGCGCCATAATCAATATCTTCTAATAATCCTCTTAAGTCTCCTAATCTTACGTTAGAGTTTACCACACCTAATTTTAAAAGTTTTCTGTACAATTCATTTTGTTTTCTTGTACCTATAAAAATTGTTTGCAATGCTTGATATGAATCTTTAATTGCACTTGGTGTAGGTATGATACCATTTGCTGTTGCAAAAGCTCCTGCACTTACAAAATTTCTTGCATGTGTTATAGGTGATAAAATTGTTTTAGCGATCTGTGATGTTGCTTTTGGATATAATATTAATCCTTCGTATATTTGTGCACCTGTGCTTTTAGCTGCACCTTGTTTGTTTGTAAGTTCTAATGCATCTGCTATTTCATCAATAGTATATTTACCATTTAAAGGATTAGTAATACCAGCTTCCAAAGCTTTGTTAGGATCTATGTTTATTTTTCTAATGTTGGGGCCAAGAGCGTCAAAAGCCTCTTGTTCTGTTTTGTAGAACATACCTCTTTTACCAGATTTAATTAAACTATCTGATTCTTTTACAAGGTCATCAAAGAATTCATTACGTCTAGCAACCAAGGACAATCTACTTGTGCCAGCTAAAATAGTTTGCATAGGATTTTTTTGTTCTCCTAATAATTCTTTAATAACTTTTTGTGCTTCTTTTGGTAGGTTAACCATATTTGTGTAACCTCTTGCAGTAATAGCATCATCTAAAACAGTTTTACCTGCAAAGAAATCTGGAACTTGAAACACGACATCAGATGGTTTATCCATCTTAAATCCTTTTGGTAACTGTGCAGTCTTTACTAATCTATTAACATAATACTCTGCTTGACCTTCTGTGATAGGTTTACCGTTTTGTCTTGCAACATCTCTAAATAATTTTATAGCTTTTTCCACAGCTTGTTCTGGTGGTTTATAACTTACAAAAGGCAAGATAGATCTGTTAGAAAATATATCGTATGTAGAACCAAGATAGTCTTGAAATTTTTTACCAAACAAATCTTTAAATTGTTTAAACTCTTTACCTTCTAGTCTACCACCAAGTGAACTAAACATCTCACCCCAACCATTTCTAATTGATTCTAGATTATTTATAATAGCAGCTTGTGTTTTTGGTTTAGCTTTTGCTTTTGCAAACAATGCGTCTACTGCTGTTCTTTTTTTAGCATCCATTGCACCAAAAGTAACTTTACCTGTTTTTTCATTAATTACTGGTTTACCAGACAACATTAAATCATTGAGTGCTCTTAATAGATTATTTCTATCTGTAGCTACGAGTTTATTAGTAACTGTTTTAAACGCAGGAAAGATTGCATCTATATTTTTATCTAAATCTTGAGATACATTTCTTGCAAAGTTTACATCTGCAGATCTCGTACCTATTTGTCTTCTTTCTACATCAAAAAACTCTTGTGTTTTACCGCCTCTAGCTCTAAACTTTGCAGCAACTTTATCTAAAACTCTATCTATTTTGTTGTTAGAAAATCTTAACTCTTTACCTCTTTTTGATAATTGTTTTATAGTAGAACCAACACCACCAATTAATCCTGTAAACAAAGCACCTTCTGTACCAAATTTAATTCTATTTATTAACTCTCTGTTTGGATCGTAATCTGTTTCACCCTCTCCTCTTTCTAATTCTGTAGGTCCACCAAGTAAATCTCCAAATGTTCCAACTTCTTCTACGTCTCCTACAAAAGCACCTTCAGCTACACCACCTGCTGTGGCTCCGGCTACAAACTTTGCTGTCTTACCTTTTTTATTTAAAAGATCTGCTGTCTTTGATGCATTCTTTAATGCTTTACCATCAGCTCCTGTAACTTTAAAATAGTTACCTGCTTTTCTAGAATTAATTGCTGTGTTTGCTAATTTTGTACCAGCTCTAAATGCCAAGCCACCTGGCACACCAATGTTAACTAATGTTTTTGTAATCTTACCTGCAGCTGTTGCTTCTGCAATATCGTCAATGTCACCAAGATTATCATAGATATTTTCTTCAAACCACTTTTCTACTTCAGCAGCTTT